GGAGCCTATGCAGACCGCTCAGGAGACTCAAGAGCAGTCTCAGACCGTCCGGCCGGGTATTGACCTGGAGGATACGGCATCGTCCGGAATCTCCGGTGACATCGTGGAAGTCAATGCGGAAGGCGGCCTGAACCTTCGAATCGGCCCCGGACGCAACTATCCCGTTGCGGAGCTGCTGGAATACGGCACGCTGCTGACGGTTCTGGAGCTGCCCCACGGTGCCGAGGTGCCCGGCTGGGCCCTGGTACACACCGGGGAGCGCACCGGCTGGGTGGATCGCCTCTTTATCCGGGAGCCGGAGGAAAACAAGGAGGAGTAATCATGGTGCTGACGGACGCGCGCAAGACGGCGCTGCTGGCGTACTGCCGCATCGATGAACTGGACGCCGGAGAGGCGGC